TCGTTCTGCGTACATGGCAGGGGCAGTTGCGGCGATCGCAGCATACAACAGCAATCTGGAATTGATGCGACTCCAAAACAGTCGATGACGGCTCCGCGCGCCTCGATCGGCGCCAGCAGCACGTCAAAGGCGCGCCTGCCGAGCTTGACGGGCCTCTCACGCCGATCCGTCCGCCGCTCAGGGATCGAAAGTTCGCAGACTCTTTGCTGGAGGGGGCAGTCTACTGCGAACTCGTCTCTGAAAGTGAAATTCCCGGAGCCACAATTGCCGGTGAGTTTTGGATGATACCGGGATCGTAATACCGATGTTTCACGCTTGAATTCGTCGGAAAACCGGAACTTTTCTGCTTGGCAGGCGGCCCCGCTATCCGCCCTTAACCCCCTGCTGCCACCTTTGTTTTTCGTGGGATGGGAGCCGAGCGGCCGATGAATTTACCGTCTATAAAAAAGAGCCGGCTCGACCGCACCATGCCCTGTCCAAGCTCGAAATCTTATCGACTGTCAGCTACTCACGGGGTCCTAAGCGGATCGTGCAATTACCGTGTTGCCAACGGGTTTGTCCACTACTATCGATCGCGGTATTTCGTCGCTGATACAACCGTAGTGCGGCGCTGGTGGCACGCTGTCGTCGGGATTCGGGTTGGTCCTCCTAAGCGATCAAGTATCTATGCATACCTGTCATGCCATTTGAGTTTTTATCGAATGGCGTCTTGACATATCACTCCCATTCATATAAAAGATGAATGGTAATGGGACTTTTAGAGCGGGTGAAACTGGTGGCCAGCCCCGGTGCGCTTGTTCGGAAATTCTCGGAACTTCTGGGTATCGCTGAGCCGACGATCGTGCTGCATGATCGCAACCTCGTGGTCGCCGGCTTGCGATCGAAGAGCGGCCGTGGCAACAGCGCGGCGCAGATGACGGCCCGCGACGCTGCCCACCTGCTTGTCGCGGTGTTGGGCAGCAGTCACGTGAAGGACTCGGTAGAAACGGTGCGACGTTACAGAGAAACTCGTTTTCATAAGACTGCGAGCGGCGGCTATGACGACAACACCGTTGCGGCGCTACGGAATTTACCGCCCGACCACAGCTTTGTAGACGCTATCGAGGCCCTCGTTGCGGCAGCGGCCGACGGCTCCCTCGAAATTGCCATGTATGTCAATGTGAGCGAGGTCGAGGGGGAGAAGATCGGATATACCGCGATCATAGAGATTACCGTCCAAACCCCCGGGCAACTTGGCGATATCTCGATCCGCGGCGGCGGCGCCAGCGGGCACGGTCGGTATGGTCTGCCGAATCCGTTCGGGCGGCCCCAAACGTTGCACCTCTCCGCGGAAGAAGTTGACGCTCGGATGCGGAAATTGAGCGACTACGCCGTTGAGAGTGACCTTATTCAATATAGACGGGTTACAGACAAGACGATTCTCGAATTAGGACGGACCCTGCGCACCTAACTGCCGTAATCGGACTGATATATAAGCTATAAAACTCAGGAAAATACTGAGCGGAGATTATTTATGTCAAACCCACATGGGCATCTCTCTGGTAACGGTAGGCGCAAATCCTACCCGCGATGCGATGCCGCAAGGCATCAGCCGTTACGGAGGTGAAGAATGTTGTCGACACAGTTAGAGCCCGCGGGTGCGAGGCCGACACGTCCGTGGCCGGCCGACCGGGTCGAGCGCTGGCCGACCGAGCGGTTGACACCCTACGCGAACAATTCCCGGCTTCATAGCGAGGCCGACCTCGACAAAATCGGTGCTTCCATCCTCAAATGGGGGTGGACGATGCCAGTGCTGGCCGACGAGGAGGGCGGGCTGATCGCCGGCCAGGCGCGTGTTGGTGCGGCGGCAAAGCTGGGGATGCAATCCATCCCTGTGATCGTCGCGCGCGGCTGGAGCGAGGAGGAAAAGCGCGCTTATTGCCTGGCCGACAATCAATTGGCGGCGCGGGCGAATTGGGATCCTGAGCTGCTCCGCAACGAGCTCCGGGAGCTTGAGGCCGCTGGTTTCGACGTCGGTCTGATCGGCTTCGACCCGGATCAGCTCGAAACCGTCTTGGCCGGTTTGGGATCGAGCGGTCTGGTGGATCCTGACAGCACTCCGGAAGTCCCCGATCAACCGGTGACTCGGCTCGGGGACATATGGGAACTGGGAGACCACCGGGTTGGCTGCGGCGACAGCACCAGCGCCGTGTATGTCACGCCAGTGCTGGCCGGATCGAAGCCTCATCTGATGCTCGCCGATCCGCCTTACGGGGTCGGTTACGAGCCCTCCTGGCGAGCGCGCCGGAAACTCAGCAGGAGCAAGCTCGCGCTGGGTAAGGTGCTCAACGACGATCGCGCCGACTGGCGGGACGCGTATGCGCTGTTCCCCGGAGATGTCGCCTATGTCTGGCACGGGGCTCTGCACGGCGACGTCGTCGCCGCCGATCTGGCCGCCTGCGGGTTGCAGCTTCGCGCTCAGATCATCTGGGCCAAGCAGCACTTCACGCTGAGCCGCGGCGATTACCACTGGAAGCACGAAACCTGCTGGTACGCCGTGCGCGAGGGCAAGGCCAGCCACTGGCGAGGCGACCGCGCGCAAACGACCGTGTGGGAGATCGCCAACAACAATCCTTTCGGCAACCAGCAGCGCGAGCAGACTTGGGGGCACGGCACCCAGAAGCCGGTCGAATGCATGCGCCGCCCGATCGCCAACAACAGCCGGCCCGGCCAGGCAATCTATGACCCGTTTCTCGGCTCGGGCACGAGTCTGATCGCGGCCGAAATGACCGGCCGCGTCTGCTATGGTCTCGAGCTCAACCTCGCTTATGTCGATGTCGTCGTGCGGCGCTGGCAGACCTTCACCGGGCGCACCGCGAGACATCAAGCCTCCGGTCAATCGTTCGACGAGCGCGCCGACAGGCAGGACCACGATCAATCAGGAGCCGCACATGGCGAGACCGTCATTTGTCGTGAATGAGGCAATGCGCGAGAAGGTGCGGTACTTGGCTGGTCTCGGTGTCCGTCAGGACGACATCGCCGAGATCATCGGCTGCGCCCCGAAGACCTTGCGCAAGCGCTTTCGTGATGAACTCGATCGCGGCGTGGCCGAAGCCAATGCGACGATCGCCGGATATTTGTTCGCTGCCGCGAAGGCGGGCAATATCACGGCACAGATCTTCTGGCTAAAAACGCAGGCGAATTGGCGGGAACAGAAGGCGCCGAATGACCCAATTCCGGGCGCCGACGCCGGGTCAAGTTCACAGGTGGTCCTCGTCCTGCCCGATAACAGCAGAGATCCTGAGCTGACGCAGGTGCTGCAGGGCGCACAAGAGAAATACTTCGCCGGCAAACGGCGGCGGCAGCTCCTAGAACTCAGCACATAATCTCATGCTCATAAACATCAAGGATCGCCTTCCAAAATCGCACCTGATATCCGGCGACGTCCGGCTGGCAGCAGCATTTTGCCGACCGACGATTTTACGACCCACTTTTACTGTCGACGCTGACCTGCCCCCGGCGCACCTGATGATCGAGTCTTACTTGGCGACCAGCCGCAATCCAGACCCCATGCGCAAGACCGAGATCGGCTGGCCGGAAGGGGGACCCGTGCAGAACGAACACACCATGGGCATACTCCACGATGTTGGTCGTAACCCGCTTCCTGGCGACCAGGGACAGACGGCCTCGACGCGTGGAGCGTGACGAATGTCGCCATCGTCCACTGCAACGATCTCGGGGCAGCCCGGACCCCAGATTGAGTTTCTGCGAACCCCGGCTGACATCGCCGTATACGGCGGCGCCGCGGGTGGCGGGAAGACGGTCGGACTGATCCTGGAGGCGCTGCGCCACGTCGGCCGGGTCGCGAATTTCAGTGCGGTATTCTTCCGGCGCACGACGCCCCAGATCACCAATCCCGGAGCGTTGTGGGATGAGAGCCAAAACTTTTATCCGCGGGTTGGTGGTACGCCGCACCTCGGAGTGCGCGAGTGGCGATGGCCACGCGCCAGCAAGATCAAGTTCGCGCATTTGCAGTTTGACACTACTGTTTACGACTGGCAGGGCGCTCAGATTACGCTGATCTGTTTCGACGAGCTGACGCATTTTACGGCGCATCAGTTCTTCTACATGGTCAGCCGCAACCGCTCGACCTGCGGCGTCCGGCCCTATATCCGTGCGACGTGCAACCCGGACGCAGACAGTTGGGTCGCCGACTTCCTGGCGTGGTGGATCGACCAGGAGACCGGGCTGCCGATCCCCGAGCGGGCCGGCGTTCTGCGGTATTACATCCGCGTCTCGGATAAGATCGTTTGGGCCGATCGAGCCGATGAATTGATGCAAGACCTGCCACGGCTGGAGGATCTTCCGCCGGGCTTTGACCGGCCGCAACCAATCAGCGTTACGTTCATCCCGGCGACGGTGTTCGACAACCCCGCTCTGCTGCGGGTCAACCCGGAATATCTCGCCTGGCTGCTGTCGCTGCCGCTGCTCGAGCGCGAGCGGCTGCTGGGCGGCAATTGGAAGATCCGGCCGGCTGCCGGGCTTTATTTCAAGCGGGAGTGGTGTGCCGTCATCGACGAGGTTCCGGCGGATCTCGACGTCGTGCGTTATTGGGATCTCGCCGCCACCGAGAAGACCGAGTTTAACGACCCCGACTGGACGGTCGGCGTCAAGCTCGGCCGCGATAGGAACGGCGGCTATTGGATTCTGGATTTGGTGCGCGGGCGAGCGAACCCTGGCGACGTCGACAAATTGCTGCTCAATACCGCGTCACAGGACGGCAAACGGGTCCGCATCGGGTTCGGCAAGGATCCGGGGCAGGCCGGTAAGAGCCAGGCGCTTCACCTGGTACGCGCGTTCAGTGGCTTCACCGTAGTGGCCGCTCCAGAAAGTGGCGACAAGCTGACGAGGTTCGGACCGTTCAGTTCGCAGTGCCGCGCCGGCAACGTGAAGATCCTACGAGGCCGCTGGAACGAGGATCTGTTCCGTGCCCTCGAAGGGTTCCCCGATCTCGCCCACGACGACCAGGTCGACGCCTGCAGCGGAGCCTTGGAAATGCTCAATCCTCCAATGAATGGCTGGGGCATCTTTGAAGCCACCCGCCGGCAGGCCGAGCAGCTGCTCGCCGAGCGTCAGGCGCGCGATGAGGCGACATGAATCGGCGGGCGGATAAGCATCACGCGACTGGAACGCGTGACGCAGCAAGCGGACCCCTAGCACGCCTGGCATCGGGAGGGCCTTCTGCCAGCCTATGCTCCCACCATCGGCGGCATTTGCCGTGCGCCCTTCGGCGTCGATCCCACGCGGCCAGGATTTTTCGCGGGAGATGTGCCGCAACTGCCTCGCGCTCGAGGAAAACTGTCGCTCTTGCACAGAGGGACCGAGGGTTCGAATCCCCTTCCCTCCAGCGAAGAGTCAGCAGCGAACGCAGCTCTCGACCGATAGCACTGTCGCGAGGCGGATTTCTGCCAGTTCCGCGAGGTAGTCCGGCGCCCACTCCGAGCCCGCGCTCTATATTCCGGCGGCCAGATGCAGGAATTCCCGTTTCATTGCATTGATTTGGGCGAGATATGCTGCGACGTCATGATCACCGCAACGCTCCCCGGGCGTCAAGCGGAAGCCGCGGCGCACGAATGCCTTCGCCGGACCTGCGCCGCACAGATCAGTTATCGCGGCCAGCTCCTCCCTTTGCTTACGGCTGCCACGACGAG